AGTTGGGATGGAATATTGATAATGGGTATATTGATCTATCATTTAGTTCTCAATTGACCAGCGATGGAACTCCCTGCCTGGTGATTGATTACAGTATTGCTCCGAGATACAATTTCAGTGAGCTGATGTGACGCGCGAAAAAAACAGTGGCTTTAATGGAAGAAGAACCACACATTTTCAAAAATTGAAAGGAGAATAAACATGGAAACCAATGAAATCATGAACAACGAAGAGGTTATGGAAACAGCCACAGAGGAAATCGTTAAAGCGAGTTCTGGTAAGGGGTTTAAGGTTGCGGCCGGTATCGGTTTAGCCGTACTTGCAGGTGTTGTAATCTACAGGTATGTGGGTAAGCCGATGATTGCCAAAATCAAAGCTCAGAAGGAGCAGCAGATTATCGATGCTGAGTGGGATGAACCCGAAGAACCAATCATTGAGAATGAAAAAGAGGATTCCGAAGAAGCCTAAACGAAAAAATGTGTTTCAACACGAGGGAGAGTACCTGTAACAAGGTGCTTTCCCTTTCTTCTTTTATCCGGAGGTGAAATTTATGAACATGTATTCGTATGATGGCCCAGTTATGGAATTTGACAACTGTGTTGCAAATCGCTGGATTGCTTCCACACGGGCAGTTTCAGAAAAGAAAGCAAGGTCAAACCTTACTTATCAGTTTAAAAAGAAAAACAACCGACTTCCGGGTACAAAGATTATATTGCCTGGAAAGATCAGTTTGGTGAGCGGAAAGGAGACAACTTAATGGAGGAATATAAGCCGAATTCCCACAAATCAAAGGAGGAGCAGAAAAATCTTGTTCCCGAAAAACGTGTAGAGAAAGTGATTTCTGGGACGGTAAAATCAAAGAAAAAATCAGAAATGCAGAAGTTTGCAGACGTATTCATTTCTGAAGATGTCAATAACGTAAAATCTTATATTGTGATGGATGTTCTGGTGCCGGCAATAAAAAAGGCAATTTCCGATATAGTTACCAATGGTATTGATATGATCCTCTATGGAGAAACTGGGAAGTCAAAAAAGAACTCTACAGCGTCCAAGGTATCCTATCAGAAGTATTACGACAGCGGAAAGAAAGATTATACAGCACCGAAGAGCCGGACGAGCTACGAATATGATGAGCTTTTATTCGAAACTCGTGGAGATGCGGAATCGGTATTAGACGCCATGAACGAAATTATTGCACAGTATGAGGTAGTTAGTGTTGCAGATCTTTATGATTTGGCAAACGTGTCCAATGACAATTATGCTGCCAATAAATACGGATGGACTGATATTGCTGGATGCAGGGCGGTTCGAGTAAGGGATGGTTATATTTTAAAATTGCCTAAACCAATGCCGTTGTAAAGGAGGGATTCAAGATGTATGAGTCAGAAGACAGGATGGTATCTCATCCGGATCATTATATTTCCGAAACGGGTATGGAAGTTATTGATGTAATCGAAGCCTTTACTTCTGATTTAAAAGGAATTGAGGCTGCCGATACCGCAAACATCATCAAATATGCCTGCCGTTGGAAGAAGAAAAACGGAATCCAGGATTTGGAAAAAATCCTTTGGTACGCCCAGCATTTGATCGACCATTTAAAGAAAACAGAAAAAGTAGAAGAGGAGAATAAATAATCATGAAAAAAGCAGAGATTGTAAAGAGCATGAATGGTTTTCTTAGTAAAACCAGTTTCCAGTTAAAGAAGCATAGTCCGGAGATTCTCGTTGTGGCTGGAGTTATCGGTGTGGTTACAAGCGCGGTAATGGCTTGTAAAGCAACGACAAAAGTGGGTGAAATTCTGGACAAGACAAAAGAAGATGTCGAAACAATTCATAAATGTGAAGCAGACGAATCCGTGAAGGAGCGGTATTCCAGCGAGGATGCCCAAAAAGATTTGGCGATTGTTTATGTTCAGACCGGTATGAAATTTGCCAAACTGTATGGGCCTTCCGTCATACTCGGTGCATTGTCAATCACCAGTATTTTGACATCTAATAACATTCTTCGTAAGAGAAATGTAGCTCTAAGTGCGGCTTATGCAGCTATTGATAAAGGATTTAAAGAGTATCGCAGCCGTGTGATCGAACGATTTGGCGAAGAGGTTGACCGTGAACTGAAATATAATCTCAAAGCCAAAAAGTTTGATGAAACGGTTATTGATGAAGAGACTGGAAAAGAGAAGAAAGTTAAGAAGAATGGTTTTGTGGTAAGTCCGGGGGATATCAGCGGTTATGCCAGATTCTTTGAAAAGTACACGCAGGATGAGGATGGAAATTCCATTCTTAATCCTCATTGGGAAAGCAACAATGAATATAATCTGATGTTCATCAAAGCCCAAGAGCGTTATGCAAACGACTTGTTGAAAGCAAAGAAGCGCGTATTTCTGAATGAAGTCTATGAGATGCTTGGACTTCCGAGAACAAAAGCCGGCCAGATTGTTGGTTGGGTTTATAATCCGGAAAATTCTAAAGGAGATAATTACATTGATTTCGGTCTGTATTCTGATAATCTGAGTTATTCGGATTATGTCAATGGATTCGACCAGGCAATCCTTTTGGATTTTAATGTGGATGGGAACATCTGGGATTTGATGTGAGAGATAAATTTATAACTATCCCTAGGAGTTATTACGATTCTTGGGGATAGTTTTTATTTGGGAGGAATTTATGCGCAAGTTAATCAAAGTAATAGCGGTTCCGATCTTGTGTGGTATCGTGATAGCATCTTCGTTCTTTGTATCTGAATTTCACTCAGAAGGGGAAGACGTTGTAGCAATACCTAGGGCCAGCGTTGTCGAAAAGACAGAACCGGTTATTACAGTTTTGCAAGAGGAATCCATTCCAATTGCCACTGAGGAAATGGAGGGATTAGAAGAAGTTATACCGAAAATGTCGAGAGAAGATGTAGAGTTAATCGCCCTAGTTACTATGGCAGAAGCCGAAGGTGAATGTGAAGAAGGAAAACGCCTTGTTATCGATACTATATTGAATCGGGTAGATTCCGAACATTTTCCCGATACGGTATATGAAGTGGTTTATCAACCGAATCAATTTTCATCTATGTGGAATGGTCGAGTGGACAGGTGCGAAGTCCGAGCGGATATTTGTGACCTTGTCTATGAGGAACTGGAGTCAAGGAGCAATTACGACGTTGTGTTCTTTACGGCAGGAGAATACAGTGCGTATGGCGTTCCGATGTTCCAAGTTGAAAATCATTATTTTTCAAGGTATGAGTGAAGAAAGGAGAATCATCATGCGTAATCTTTTAGCATTTGTGTCTTATACACTGGCGGCAATGTCCGGTATCTGCTTTGTTGGTGGAATCGCAATTCTATCAACGGGAAGGGAGCATTGATATGGACGGTCTGGAGAATGTGATATCGGTACTGGACTATGTTCTGGATACTAAGAGAAAAAGACATATTATGGGAGGCATTCTGTTGAGTGTCTCCTTTCTTTTTGGCGGTTTGGCAATAACCGTAATGACAATTAAAAACGAGGAGGAAGAGGATGAGCAGTAAAGGATTGACTTTCCTTGCTTTTATTGCTGGAGCGGGGATTGGTTCTGTATGTACATGGCAACTGCTGAAACGGAAATATGAGCTGATCGCTCAGGAAGAAATCGACTCCGTAAAAGCAGCTTATGCCGAAAGAGAAAGCGTAGAGAAAGCGGGAAAGAGTTTTGTGAAGGGTTTTCGTGATGGCCTTAAAGTAGCGGAAGATAGAACTCCGAAGGATGTAGACGACATGGATTTCAAAAAGTACGCGTCTATCATTCAGAAAGAGGGCTATACGGATTATTCCAAAACGGTTGAGGAAAAGAAAGGAGAGGCGTTTGTGGAAAAACCTTATGTCATCTCGCCAGAGGAATTTGGCGAATTTGAAGAGTATGAAAAAATCAGCCTCACTTACTATGCAGACGAAGTTCTGGCTGACGAGAATGATGAAGAGGTAGACGATGTGGAGGAAATTGTCGGTAAGGGCTCTCTGAATCATTTCGGGGAATATGAAGACGACTCTGTGTTTGTCCGAAATGACCGGTTAAAGTGCGATTATGAAATCCTGCTTGACCAGAGAAACTATTCCGATGTTGTAAAAACGATGCCACATCGAATGGAGGAGTAATGACAAAGAACGAGCTTAATGATGCATATTTTAACTGGATGTATCAGCTTGTATTTGATGGAAGATATTCAAAGAGATTATCGTATCGAAAGCTTTTAAGAGAGCTGCATCGAATCGAATTTACTTACAGTATTCCGATGGATGGAAATCGGGCGGAAGATGGAGTGGATTTAAGGTATCGGTTTGGTTATGAAAACGGATACAGCAGCTCTATGGTTTCCACCTATTTGGATAATCGGACTTGCAGTGTGCTGGAAATGATGATCGCGCTTGCGATTCGGTGTGAAGAACATATTATGGATGATCCAGACATTGGAAACCGAACTGGACAGTGGTTTTGGAATATGATTGTCAATCTTGGGCTGGGTTCTATGAATGATTCCAAGTTTGACAGAGATTATGTCGAGGACATTGTCCAGAAGTTTCTGGATCGGAAATATAGCCGTAATGGTGACGGAGGACTGTTTACCGTAAATCGCAGCCGATACGATTTGAGATCTGTTGAAATCTGGTATCAGATGTGCTGGTACTTGGACGAAAATACTTAGAAGGAGAGATTGCCATGGGTCACAGTGAAGTAATGAAGTGGTTTGAGAGTTATTTTCCCGATTTTTCAGGAGAGCGGATTGATATGTGGTTTCCAAATGGAAGGAACAGTATCCGTATCCGCCAGAAAAATGGCCAAGAATTTATATTCACTTATCACGGTCAGAAAGATTGGAAATTTGAAACGATTACTAGCTTTCTGAATGGAATGAAGGGAGAAAAAAAGTAAAATGTGCGAGGTTATGAATTATATTTTTGGAAGTCTTAGCAGCTCGGAAACAGCGATCCGGTCTATCCGGAAATCCATGAATAAACAGGCACGTTATAATCGGAAATTAAGTAC